ATAGTTGATCAAAGTCTGGAGTATATTCTTCCATCTTTTCCATTAACATGTAGTTCATGAAATCCTGGACCCGTGTAGCTTGGTTCATTTTTTGTGGGTCTTCAGTTCCCATAACTCTAACTCTTACTGGTCCATCTGAAGGTAATAATTCTTTATAAGCTTGCGCTTGAAATTGAGTAACGGCTTCTGCAAGTAGTGGGTGATGCACGCTTGCCGAACCTTTAAACGGTCTTGTCATATCTACGTATTTAAAACCTAATAAGTCTAAACCTCTAGTATAACTATCTGACCAGTCTTTTCTTGAAATAACATCTTTTTTATATTCGGCTACTAATGAAGAAGCCATTCTTTTAAGGTCACGTTCATCCATGTCCTCTGCAATATTTTTATAGTGTTCCTCTACTTCAGATATAGTTTCATCTACAGAAACTGTTTCTTCACCGTCTCCTTCTATCTCAACATCAACTTCTTCGTTAATGTCTTCTGAACCTACTGGAGTTTCCTCCAGTAGATTTATATCTTTTTCGATTTCAGCCATTTAACAAATATAAGTTTTTGTTTTCTTTCCTGCTAATATAACGCCTTGACCTCTAGTAGTGATAGCAGCCATACCACCTTTGTATGCTTTCATCATCTTACCTTTTTTAGCACCGCTATTAAGTTCAGATACTACTCTTTTTTTTTCAGCTCTAACATTACTGTCCGGTCTTTTTTTAGCATCTAATCTTCCCATTTGTTCTAGAAGATTCATTCTACCAGTATTAGCTTTAGCCATTTTACCGTATCTTGCTTTCATCATCTTACCTTTTTTTGCTCCTAAACCAAAACCAAAGTTATTAGATATAGCATCTGCTTGGCTTTTAGTTTTAGGCATAGTAGGTGAAAGTTTACCTGCTTTTTTTCTTTTGATAACAGCTTTTTTTATTTTCTCATTTGAAGCTCTTAGCTTATCTGCTTTTTCTTTAATCTCTCTTGGTAAAGCATTTTTATCAACAGACATTTTAATTTTTCCACCAGTCATTGTTTTTGCTCCAGTGTCAGCCGTTCTCATTTTACCCAGCATTTTTGATGATGATGGTGTCTTAGCTCCTGGAGGTGCTCCTGTTGGTTTTAATTTTCCTGCACCTAACATTTTTGCGCCTTGATATGCTGCAACTCCTGCAACTGCTATCTTGGCCGCCTTCTTTAATCTATCACTTAATTTTCCCATGGTATTCTCCTTTAATTAATAATATATATATTTAGGATTCTTTTCTTTCTGGTCATACTTCTCGTCAGAAGAAATTGAAATAAAATAACCCTGACGGTATCTTATCATAGCTTGGGTAGTACTATCAACATAATCATCATGTGATCCGTGAGGAAATGCTGCGCACTCTTCAATTACTTCTTCTGCCCAATCTTCTCCTTCTGGGTACCACACTTGACCACTTTCGAATATGGGTGATACAGCGTTGACCCGTGAATGTTTGTCTTGTCCTCGTCCTGGAGTGAAATCTATAACAGGTATCCCCATCCTACGCAACTCTTGAATTAATGATTGACCACTAGCTTTACCCTCAATAATTACAGTTTCTGGTTCCCAATACTTATATTGGTCTAATGCAACAGCTTTTAATTCTGGAAAATCCCATTTACCTTTAATAGCATCTATTAGTATAAGAGCATCTGCTTCACCATCTTCTGGAGTAAATATACCCCAAGTCGTAATAGCTGAATAATCGGCTGTTTCTTTTTTTGAAAATGCTGTATCATAACTCTGGATAATATGATTACAATATGGTAAATTTTTATATGGATAAGGTAACCACCATTCTCTTTTTAAAAGTGCTCCCTCCTCTGAAGTTGGCTCTTGCATATATTGTGCAGACCAGTTCCTTACTGTCAAAGAAGCTTTTACCGTTTCTAATTCCTCTAGTGACCAATACTCTGGCCAAACTGGTTTGTTGGATGGTAGGATTGCTGGGAATGATATTGTACGCCATCTGTCTGATTTGGGTTGGTCTGATGCTTTTAGCAGACGACCTGTTAGATCGTCTTCTGCCCAACGGGTCATCACGAGAACAATAGAACCACCGGGTTGTAAACGTTGCCGTGGTCCGGCAGTGTACCATTCATAAGTTCTTTCCATTGCATTCTTAGACAAAGCATCTTGCTCTGTATGTGGATCATCTATGATAAGCAAATCAGCCCCTCGACCTGTGATAGATCCGCCAACACCCGCTGCAAAGTACTCACCGCCATGGTTAGTCTCCCACCTGCCTTTTGCTTTTGAGTCTTCTCTAAGTTTAACATCTCCAAATATATTTTTATACTCTGGACTATCAATTAAATTTCTTACCTTAGCACCGAATCTTCCTGATAATTCTGCATTGTGGGATACCTGCATAATTTTCATTTTGGGATACTTACCAATCATCCACGCAGGAAAATAAACTGACGCAAATTCAGATTTAGTATGCCTAGGTGGCATGTTAACAATAAGCCTACCTACTTTATCTTTTGAAATTTTAGTAAATTCATCTGCAATTATTTGGTGATGGCCCCACTTAGAAGGTTCCTTTTCTTTTCTACAAATAAAATCTGGCCACATCTCTTGAACAAAATATAGAAAGTTGTCCTGACATAATTTAATATGTTCTATCATCAACTTCTCGAGTCTTAATCTAAGTTCTTCTGTAGTTAGTAATTCTTTGTTTACCATAAATATAAAATATATTTGCTAGGTCCCCTTTAGGGGTCCCTTAGACGTTTTACTTTACACTATTTTTATTGGCATAACAACTTACCTTTAAAAGCATTGGTCCCCTTTAGGGGTCCCTTTAGAGTTTTCACAGTATACTACTTCTATATATCCGACAACTTAAGGCTAAGTATGCAGTAGTAAAATTTTTAAATCTAAAAATTAAAGAATAAATTTATTTTAAAAGTTTTAAAATCGACTGGTACCTCTAAGGGACCCGGCCTGTTAGGGCCGGGCTTAGGGAACTAGGTTTATTTCTTACCGAATATTAAAACTACTAAGACGGCTAATATAAAAGCTAAATACATTGTGCCCATATTAAACCCTATTCATTGATCGTATAGCAAGGACCACACCAGCCAGGGCCATTGTAAACCCTAACCACACATCCAAACTAAACATTAATATGACACCAGTGAAAGCAATTGCAAAGCTTACTAATACCAGGGTGATAACTAGAACTGTATTTAATTTATTTTCCATAATTTACCAGCTCAATTTCTTAGTTGTCTTCTCTTCTTTTATTAGATCTTTTATATAAGTTCTAATTCTAACTTTTTGACTTTCATTTAGATGATCTAAAATAAAATCAAATGCAAACCACTGATTTTCATTATCTTGTAACTTTCTAAATAGATCGTCAGTATTAGCATTCGAGGCCATATTCTTTTGATATTGGGCCGTTGTTTTTTTGTGCTCATTTAACATTTTTATTTCCCTTTTTTTTAGTTATTTATTATCTCCCATTATTAAATTATTTAATGGGAGAATTATATAAGACAAGTTGACGCACCTTAAGTAAGAGCACAAACGGCAATTACAACCAGAAAAAACGGCAGCGGATAGAATAAAGCAAACCGCAACAGCATTGCGAAAAACTTATCCATTTTAAACCCTCACAAATTTATTATTTGTATCATGTCGTGCCTTGCCCTTAGCTATTAACCCAACGATCACGCCCCTCGGATCTTTAAATCTTAAGTCGTGAAGATCTCCATCTATAACCCTTCGGCCCTTATATTTTTTGGGTAACTTATTTTTAAACACAACGGCCACGTTATGGCCCTGAGTCATTGCCAGCTTAATGTCTCCATCATTGGCCCCTGAGTCGCTGAAGGTGATATTATAATTTTTAATATCATGATCCAAATAATTTAGGACTTTTGTATAGTCATAAAATTGTACATCAGGATGGAGCTCCATAAGACTAAAGCCGCCATCAACTTTCATACGATGCCAGGCCAGGTCACTGGTACCGTTTAAACGGACCGCAAATTTAAAGCCCTGATTTTTTGCCCGCTGCTTCAGCTGCTGTATTTCTTTTGAGAGCTCCCATAAGAAACCGTTCTTATTTGTAAAATAATGCTGAGTCTTATTGATCCGGGCTTGCTGCACCGAATTCATTTGGCCCCGTCCTGATGTATTTAAACAGGGGTCAACACATCCTCCAGGACCAGTCACGGCCTTAGGGCAAACATTTTTACCGCTCATATTATAAGGGGCTAAATGTAGAATTGCGGTTTTATATCCGAATTTCTCACCCTTAGCCATTTTAGTTTGACTGTAATAATTTAATAATGGCATCAGTTACCCTCCACTATTTCTTTAAGTTCCTGAAGATCTTCTCCAGTATCAGTAAAGTCCGAACGATCAAAACCAAAGCTTGCCGCTGCATCCGCTTCAGCTGCTTCCTTCTCGGTCCAGCCGCCTTGCAATTTGTTTTTTTCGTGGTTTGGGTTATCTTTTGATAAAGCCCATTTTGTAGCCTGTTTTTTATTCATTTTTTTATCTCCATTTTAGTTAAGCATCTCATTAACATGGGACTGGTTACCCTGTCAATAAATCTTTTACTTATTTTAAAAGTTTTTTATTCTTTATATATAGAGCTCACCAGCTCCAGGGCCTTCTAAAAAAATTTAAAAAAAATTACTGCCTTACTAATGCTAAACAAAACGAAAAATTTCCTCAATGGCACTTCAAGATTTTGAAACTACTAATGTAAAATAGAAGAGAAAAAACCCTCATAGGCTCTTCAAGGTTTCCCCATGTACTAATGCTAAACGCAAACGAAAAAACCCTCATAGGCTCTTCAAGGTTTCAGAGCCAAGAGGCGTGGTTCATGGTGCTAGAAATTTAAAAGCGTCTTCAAGGTTCTTGAAACTTTTTAAAAGAACCAAGGTTCTCGGCTCACGCACCTCGAGAATTTGGAAGCCCCACTCCAAGTGGGGCTTTAGGCACAAAATATATGCCCTGCCACCATTGGTATTATGTTTTAAATGCCAATTAAATTGCCACTTTGATAGATTACAATTCTTGATATTATTTGCTTTGAGTTCAATCCAAATAGACCTACCATTTATAAGCCAATAAACATCTGGTATTCCATTGATTGTATTAGATTCTATGCGAAAAATTTGACCTTTTAACTTTAATAGTTTGATCTTATTCCATAGCTTTGATTCTTTAGTTTGCACCCATTATTAATAGGTCAATAATAGGTGCAGATCAATACTTATGCTTGTTTACTCTCTTCCATTACTAGTCTATCAATTTCTTTATAGGCTAGTTCCAAAACTTCCCCCATTGTCATTTTATCGGTTAAATCAACTGCATGAGTTTTACTATTTGCTTTGCTTTCAATT